CACCATTCCCCCTTTTTGATATCCCTTTACCATACCACCTTTTTGGTATCCTTTCACCATCATGGCCTCATCAACTTCTGTTTCTTCTTTTTTCATGCTATCACCTTTGCCCATTGCTTTACCTATGGCAGCACGACGTTTTTTAAGATAGGAGTCAGAACTATCTACTTTTCCATCATTGTTAACATCAGAATCCTCTTTTCCAACAGGATCCAACTTTTGCTCTTCCATAGGAGCACCTAAAGTTGCTAATTTCTTGGATGATTTCTCCATTTGATCATCAAGAACACCTTGCCATCTCTCCACATCGTTCTGTTCTTCTTGACGATTCATTAAGGCAACCTTATCCAAGTATACTCTGGAAAGATCATTCAATGGATTTAATTCAGACATGACTAGCCTAACTCTTCTTTTTCTTATATTTATTTATAAACTGTCTTCCGTAAGATGAACCAGGAGTCATTGACTGAACGTACTTAAGATACGCATCTGTGCCTACTAATCGTTGATTTGCATTATTTTCACCAGGTTTTACTGTTTCCATCACATCTTTTACCCATGATTTGAACATATAGTTCTCTTTTGTCACACATATGAGGTGATTTGTGCCTCTCCGAATGATTTCACCTATCAATCCTGTGTTTAAACTCTCTACGATATCACCAATCTTATAAATTAATCCCTGTACATAGTTCTCTCTGAGTCCTTTGTTATCATATTTTGGTGCGATCTCCCATAATTTATATGACTCAGTTACTTTTTTCTTCTTACCTCCCATTCCAGTGCGAACAGCATCAAAAACTGCCTGAGTATCCGCATCTTTCAATGATTTTGGTATTCCACGTCTAAATGTATCAAAATCATCGTCTTGAACTGCCTTTCTAAGCTTCGATGCAGACATTCCTTCCACTCCTTCTGCATCAGAATCTCTTACACCAGCAGAAATAACCCTAATTTGATCAAAATCATAGAGTTCTCCATTATATTTGTTAGCAAGATTCTCAAATTCTGTCTGTCTGCTCCAACGATGATATTTACACTATCAAATCCATCTTCATCTGCTGTTTTAAGAACATCAAAGATAGATCTCATCTCTGAATCATTAACAATCTCTTCATCATAATCAGGAAACATCTTCTTCATATAAGAGATCTTCATGTCAGGATCAAGAGGATTTTTCTTAGGATCCTGTGTTCTTGATGGATAAATCTTGAGTGGCCCACCTGCGGCTGCCTTTCTTGCAGCACTTAATAACTTTTCATGACCTACAGTGGGTGGATTGAACCTTCCAAATGCTGTTGTGAGGGTCTGTCCTTCACCTTCTTTACGTTCTTCCTCTGGTTTTTTCTGTAAAGGTGCTCCTGCAAGGTCATCATCCTTCCTACGTTTCAACATTTGTTGAACTGGACCTTGTGCTTGTTTTTTTGCGTTGACTGGAAGTTCTGGTGTACGTCTACGAGCTTGAGCAGGATCCTCTGCTGCTTTTTGTCCCTTACTAAAGAATTTTAATCTATCTCCTTCTGTCTTTGCAACAAAATCTCCACGACGATCTATCCAACCACCATGGCCGTCACTCTTGAGTCCTAATTTACGTGCTTGTGCAGATGCTTTTGACTCGACTTCAGTTAGAAATTGGAAAAAACTCTTCATATAACTTACTTATATACTATATTTAGCGTTTTACTTTACCACAGCATAAAAACAAGAGGTCCATAATTTTTTTGAACTACTAACTTCTATCTCACTAAAATCTTCTCCTAAAGTTTTTCCAACTTTTTTAGCCATGTTCATTCTAATTTGCAATTGGGAATTAGAAACTCCCGAACCAAATCCTTGAGAAGCAGCTAAATTAAATAAATTCTCAGTGGTTATATCTTTCATAATTTTTTTAGTGATATCATTCATAGCAACTGCTACCTCACCAGCATGAGTTTTATTTAACCATGCCTCTTCAGGACTTCTTGCCCTCATTTCTGCTGATTTTGCATCCCAAGTTCCTCCATTTATATGCCTGAATAATTCTTGAGTATATGGTTGTATCTCCTCTTTAAATTCTTGAGGATTATTATTAAATTCTTTAACATATTTTGCTCTGCCTAACCATTCAGAACCCGTAACATTAGTCCAATACTTATTTCGGAGACCTTGAAATTTAGATTTACTTCTTATAGCATTTAAAGAATCTATTCCCGATTTATCTGTTTCTTTTATTATCCATTGATAGTTTTCTGTACCCATTGATCCATATCGAGCAGCACCACCTGCCTCAATTTCTAATCGGGCTCCACCAGACTTCACAGTTTTAGTTTTTATTGACCCTTTAATATATGCTCTCTTCTCAACTTTACCACTTTGTTTATCAACTTCATCAACAGCAAATTTAATTTTAGCATCTTGATTACCTTGATCAAACTCAATTCTTTCATATCTCACCACCTTCTGCAAATCCGATGTTGTATCATTTTCAAATACGACTTTAGCTCTCCCTGTTGGTGCTTTTAAAGATACAGGGAACAACAATCCTTTTTGAAATAAAAGATAAATTCTATTATTTAATTTTTCCATCATCTTTACAGAATAACCAGGTTGTTTAAACAATTGATTATTGTAAAGAGTAATGAATTTTTTCAAAAACTGTTGAGATTTGGTTGTAAATATCCATACATCAGATGGATTCCATTTATCTTTATCTATAGTTCCTTTAAATCCTATTGCTCCTTTTACTTTTTTAGAAATTGTTTCATAAAGTTTATAAGGATCATAGGCAGCAGGAATCATATCAGCCCTCATTATGAAGTAAGGGCCACCTCCTAGATTGATTCTAGAACTACTAAAGAATGCATCCATCTCTGATATCAATGCATTACTCCAAAAACCTTTATTTTTAGTTAAAAACTCAGAAACTTTTCCTAATCTTGAAGTAAAAGCAGCATCACCATTAACATTTTTTACCATTGAGGTAATTCCTAATTTATTAGTCCACGCACTTAATTGACCAGCATTAGTTATAGTATTCCATACAGAGACATCATACTTTGCTTTCTTACCTTTCTTCCATATGGCAAAGTAATAACAAAATAAGGCTTCGCTTAAAACTTCAACATCCTTATTAGAAACAGCCATCACTTACACTTTTTAGTTATTTATTGAACCCACCTTGTAACTGTGAGTTCAATACTATTATCTTGCATCTCCCACTCTTCGTCAACCTGAAATCCCATATCTTTAACCACATTATGAACTGTCATACGTGCATACTGTTGATTAACCTTATCTATAAACCTCTCTACAGGAATGGGTTGATTCCATGTCTCTAGGTCTGCTACTAATTCATACTCACCCGTTACTGGATGCATACGAAATCCAATATCAGTTCCAATAGCAACCTCAGCCTCTATAGTTTCATGTCCAATACCATGAGAACCAGTAACTTTAAGTTGCTGATCCTCCTTAACATCATACTGAAGTAACTCTAATGCTTCAACTAGTTGTGGTTTGTTCTTGAGTTTCGTTTTGATTGTGCTGAAGTGTGACATTGTTGTAGTATTCTGGTTTATGAGTTATAGCAATTACATTGCCAAGTTTATTCTCTATAGTTCTAGTTATATTTTCACATTCGTTACCAACGACACCAGTAACCTCTTCAAGCACAGTACCATCTTGTCTTATGGTAAACTTAAGTGTTTGTTGTTCGCTCATAGGTCTCCTTCCTTACGATTTTCTGATTTATGAACATCAAACTCTCCACCAGGATATCTTGCTTTGAGTTTGTCTACATTCATCTCAATGATTTCATCAAATGTAGTATCTAGTGCCATACAAGCCTGTGCCAAATACCAACATATATCACCCAATTCTCTCTTCATATGAAAGACATTCTCTTCATTATATGGTTTACCCTGTAAGATAATCTTCTTTACTACTTCAGTAAACTCACCTGCTTCTGCAGTCAAACCCAGTGCAGCAGTTAACAGTTTAGGAACATTTGCATCATGATCAAGTTCAAGTTCAGTGATACGAGAAAGTAATGCAGCTAGATCTGTACTCGGAGCACTAGTAACTTCCTGTACAAATTCAAGATACTTTTCAGTGTCTACAGTCATTAGAATTTAAAGTCGTTAAATGATTTTTTAGGTTTCTCTTCGGGATTATACTCTTCTTCTTGCCCATTGTCAATGACATCTTGTTGTGCATTTTGCTCACAGTCATACAGTCTCATCTTCGCACGATCAATACCAACAATAAATCTCTTATTAACTGTCGGATCATTGTATCTATTCTTCAACTGCTTCACCATTATCTGATTTAAACCCTCCAACTCTTCTGTAGAAATAAGGGCAAACATAAGGTCAGCAGTAGCAGGGAGTCCAAAAGACTCAGAGGTGTCAGTAAGGTCCACATCGCTACTAGCAAAGCCGCTACGAGTAGTTTGAGTGGCAGATACAATCGGAAGGTTCGCCTCAACTGCGAGACCCCGTAGTTCTTCTGCGATTGCTTTGATGTATGAATAGGAGTTAACATTGCTTCCTGCTCGGTATCTTGATGATGCACAAATATTAAGATAGTCTATGAATATTATATCGGGTCTAAAGGATTTTTTCAAGGCAAGTTCATTAAGTAATCCCTTGAAGTGGCCACTGTGTGCTGATGCAGTTGGATATTCCTTGATAATAAGAGTACCTTGAGTCTTCTGTGCAAGGTTTGTCACCTTACTATCAAACATTTGTTTAGGTAGATCAGTTATGTCTTGTATAGGAACATTAAGTAAGTTAGCATCGATCCTCTCCGCAATCTTTTCCTCTGCCATTTCGAGAGTGATGTAGAGGACGTTCTTGCCTTGGAGGAGGACACTGCTTGCCACATGGCACATAAATAAAGACTTTCCAACCCCTGTGCCAGCAAGAGCAATGTTGAGAGTCTTATTCGGAATACCTCCTTTCGTAATCTTGTCAAAGTATTCAAGATCGAACGGGATCTTATCTTCTTTCCTGTGGTACGATTCGTATCTTTCCTCATAATCGGTTAGATAATCATGTCCTACATTAGAATCGAAAGACACAGCCAAAGCATCAGAGAGAATAGTAGGAATAGCATCCCTTCCTTTAGTGTCATCCTTTCCATCTGCTAACTGTATTGATTCCATCAATGCCAAATATATAGCACGATCTCGACACCACTTCTCAGTAGTATCGACTAACCAATTAAACTCTGAAGGAGATTCTTCTAGAGAAGTAATCAAATCAGAGATCTCCTTAAAAGAAGAATCATTTATATCTTGACGTTTCTCAGTCTCGATACAAAGAACTTCTCTTGTTGCAGGTTGATTATATTCTTGAACAAAATTCAGAATCTCTTCAAATACAACCTTCTCGTTAAAATTCTCAAAGTATTCTGCCTTTAGAAAAGGAACTACTTTGCGAACATACTCCTCATTATATAAAAGGTTTCTAAGAATTAGAAACTCAACCTTCTCCATAACTAAATTCCTTTTGTGCTATTTCATCAAGGGCTTGCATTACATCTTCAGTAAAGTAGGTGTCTGGATCTGAAAGGATCTGTTTTGCGTATATCTTTTTGCCTCCAATCTCATATCTTCCTGCGACATTCTTCCAGAGTCCCCCAATCTCACCCAGTTCCAATAGACCATAGTAACGGTCAAGACCACGATCATCATAAAATAAACGTATCTCAACAGTCTTGTTCTCCTTACTTAAACGTGATTTGTGAGTCTTTGCTTTGATAATGTTTCCAATGATTTCTTTTCCATCTTTTTCTTTTTTCTTTGTGAGATATATGATTGTACTCGCTGCATATTTGAGTCCACTACCTCCCCCCATTTCTTTTGTTGGAACATAAGCTCCGATGACATCGTACGTATGATTTGTGACAATGAGTGGGACATTCGCCTGACCGAGTTTAAGAGTTAACATTCTAAATGCTCCCTTAACCAATTGAGATTTGGTCATATCACGTACTTGTTTGTCGTCAAGTGCGTCCCTAATCTCTTTCTCGGTGGAGAGCATTCCTAAAGAGTCTAACACAAACATGCAAGGTTTGCGATCTGCTGTGTCAGTCTTTAAATATATATCAATTGCCTTCAGGGCCTTCGTACGAAACTCTTCAATAGTTACCACATTGATGACAACCAATCTATCTAAATCAATCCCACGGGATTGAAGTAATGGTTTATTAACGGCAGCCTCAGTATCAAAATAGAGACAATACCCATCGGGATTACTATCAAGGAAATTCTTGACAACAGCGAGAGAGAAAAAAGTTTTCCCTGTACTACTTTCACCAGCAATAGCGGTAATCTTGTTGCCAGATACGCCACCAAATATAGAACCTGAAACGAGTCCGTTAAAAATGTACGAACCTGTATCCACGTATCTTTCAGTTTCTTCAATGTCAGATGCAAGTTGAGTGAAGTCATCTCCAATCTCCTTTACAATGTCTTTCAAAAAATCCATTAAATAGTTTTCTCCTTTAGTGCTCTGTCCTCTTTTACTCCTTTCAAAAGATGATATAATCTTGCATCACCGCCAAGTGAAAGTGCTGATACAATAATTGCTAAATCTTTATCGTTAATAGGTAATTCCATTAGGAAAAAAAGAGTTCTAGGTTTACAGTTTTCTCAACGTTCCACCCAATCGCATCAAGAATGATTTTGAGTGGTTCCAAGAAGGCTTTGTCAAATTGTAGATCATAATCTATGTACTTGTCAAGACCGATCTCGTGAGGAAAGTCCTGAATAAACGAAATAATATTCTCGTGAATAATATTA